AAAATTGGGGGGGGGCGAATTTGGCTTAACCCTCCGTACTCCAAACCGCTTATATGGCAGTTTGTAGAGAAATTGGCAGAACACGGCAACGGTATAGCACTACTTTTTAACCGGTGTGACAGCAATAAGTTTCAAGACATCATCTTCACGAAAGCAACTGGTATGATGTTTTTGAGAAATCGAATAAAATTCTTCCGTCCCGATGGAACACGTGGGGACAGCCCCGGTTGCGGTAGTGTTCTTATTGCATTTGGCCGGGAAAATGCCGAAATTTTAAGGAACTGCTCTTTACAAGGCAAATATGTTGAACTTAACAATGATAAATGATGAAAGTCTTATATTTACTCATGCTCATTGCCGGTCTTCTGTGGATCGGTGATTTCTCTATCACCTTAAAACCCTTTTCTATATCTTTACCATGCTGGTATAAATCCGTTGGCATACTTCTATTTTGGCTGTCAATGACTATATATGTTTTAGGTGAGCATACCAAAGACTATAAAGAAGGATTTGATACTGGGATTAAACAGTGCATTGAGATACTTGATAGAAATTGCCACTCTAAAGAAATAAATAATGATGAAACAGTACAGAATTAATAAAACGACTACCTTCGTAGAAGATAATCGCAGCGGAAACAGAGAGAAATACCTTCTTCCTGATTACAAAGTGCAAGTTAAATTTGCAGGGATTTGGATAACAGTCAAGTCCTTTCATGATGAAGATGAAGAATACGCAAAGAACTGTGCGAATGAACTTCTTGAAAAACTTAACGAAAAGATTTGATTATGATTGAATTACAAGGAAAATTCGGCAAAGATTGTAAAATATTTGCAAATACAATAGAAAATGAAGCTATTGGAACGATACAAAACATTTTGAACAATCCGGTTACGACTGGTGTTCCGGTTCGTATTATGCCTGATACCCATCAAGGAGTAGATATAGTGATTGGATTCACCATGCCAGTTACAGATCGTGTCAACCCCAATCATATCGGAGTGGATATTGGTTGTGGAATGTTGTGTGTAGAAATTGAAAATGCAATAACAGAAGAGTCTTTCCCGGACATTAATCATGCAATCCGTTCCATCATACCTATGGGATTTGAGATTAACCAACAACCCTTATCCAAACAAGAAAAGGAAGATTTGTTTACCTTCTTATCTATCAGAATGGATCAGTTCTGCTCTAAATACCAACTAACCAAACCAGTTATTAATGAAGAATATGTATCACAACTTTGTAAGAAGGTGGGGATAAATGAAGGCGCATTCTACAACTCTTTAGGTACATTGGGAGGTGGAAACCACTTTATAGAACTGGGGCGTGCCGAGTCAACCAATAATATATTTCTTACAATACATACCGGATCGCGCAACTTTGGTGTGAAGGTCTGTAAATTCCATGCAGAAATAGCAAAATTTGACAAAAAGGCTTTTTCTAATGAAATTCAACGCTTGAAGTCCACTGTTGAGCCACAATTCATGCAAACTGAAATACTACGTTTGAAGGAAAAATTTACCGAATATTCTGGGTATCTCACAAATGAAGCAATGCTCCACTATTTATGTGACATGGTGATCGCACAAGGATATGCCGCATTCAACCGCAAGTTGATTATACAACGTATAATCAGAGCTTTGGGCTGGAACGCTGCAATATCCGTTGAGACAGTCCATAACTATATCAGCTTTGATGATATGATAATCCGTAAAGGGGCTATTGCCGCATACGCCAATGATTACGTTGTGATTCCTATGAATATGGCAGACGGTATTCTTCTTTGTCGTGGTAAGGGAAACAAAGACTGGAACTATTCTGCACCACATGGTGCAGGACGCTTATACTCCCGTTCCGAAGCTAAAGAAAGATTATCAATGGACGCATTCAAAACCCAAATGAGCAAAGTGTATTCCACTTCCGTATGTGAAGGGACATTGGATGAAAGTCCTATGGCATACAAAAATGTTCAGGAAATAAAAGAGCTTATAGAACCTACGGTAGATATTATTGATACAATTGTGCCACTAATCAATATCAAAGCTGTATGATAGAAAAGACAGACTTCCCTTATACTCTTGGCGGCTATGTTGAACAGCAAAATTATAAAGGTTTCGACATAGCCGTTTCCATTCGTAGATACAAAGGAATATCAGCTTATGTCATTTCCTCGGAGAAAAGGCTAATCCGTGAAGAATCTGCCACCTTTGCCGATAAAGAAGACATGTTCCGTTGGGGACGAGAAGCGGTTGACCGGTATTTGGAACAGCAAGAACGTAGAAAAGAAGAGAATGCAGTCAAACGGGCAGGATATTATAAGAAAAAAGCTCGTGAGGCAGCATTAAAAGCATTCAACACTGCTATGTACTTTTCTGATATAAAAAACGAACTCTACGATAAAGCAAAAGGATTTTTTGAGTATGAACTGGATAAGGAACATGCAAAGATCAGATGAAAACACTTGATATTATACAAGGCTTTTGCGATCATGTTTTTCGTGATAAAAAAGGAAACCGCATCTTTCCCAATATTTTTGTCGGGAAATGGGAAGCTGACTTATTGGAAGTTACCCGGTCACGCCTGACTTATGAATATGAAGTAAAAGTAAGCAGATGTGATTTCCATAAGGACAAAAAGAAAAGTGATAAATATGGCAAGAACAAGTTTGATGTTGTCACTTCCGGTCAACGTACCAATTATTTTTATTATATAGTACCGAAAGGTTTGATAAAGCCCGATGAAGTCCCTGATTTCGCCGGGCTTATTTATGCTTATGAAGGATCAGTGCAATGTTATACTCTTGAAAAGGGAAGATATGCGGTAAAGAGAATTTTCTTTGAGGTAGCCAAGCCTGCCCAAAAAGTTTCTGACATGAAAGCGGATGATAACTTCATTCGTAAACTCGACTTATCCATGTACTATCGCTATCACCAAATGAGAAGAGATAATTACAAAAATAAGGAATAATATGGAATTAAGATTAGACCCTGAAATACCGGTCACACGGGTTGTCAACGGACATAATGTTTTCAATAAAGGCTATCACCACGGATTAAGAGGAAAAACCTATGAAGAATACTATGGCAAAGAGAGAGCTGTTGAAATAAGAAAAAGACACAGCGAGGCTTTGAAAGGACATAGATATTGGTCTAATGGAAACGCCCATGCCTTTGCGTGTATCGCAATCACTCCCGAAGGCAAATGGTATAGATTCGATTCAATAACCCAAGCCGCCCAAAAGCTAAATCTGAATTATGCCACAGTTCGCCGGTATATAAAACGAAAAATCAAGCCCCAAAATGGCTGGCTATGGTTTTTGGAGAAAGATAATAACTGGATAAAACATATTGATAATGGGAAAATTAAATGAGATCGCGCAGAAAGCTTATGAATGTGCCGTAAGACGTGGAAAGATTGATCCCGACAATGATAGCAACAACAATCTTCACCGCGATCTGCTTGAAGAAGTTGCCGAAGTCTTTGAGTGTACGGGTGAGAAATCTCCACATATTAAAGAGTATTTAGATGTAGAAGAAGAACTGGCAGATGTAATCATTGTTGCCCTAAGTACACTACATCATTTCAAATGTGACATTGATTCACTCATTGAAGCCAAAATGAATTATAATAAAAACAGAATGGATTGATATAGGAACCGGACAATTAATAAAGTTGATTGTTGAGACGTTTGTCCTTATCTTTGCACTACCATGTGTCTATAAAGATTTCATGAACTTATGGAAAGAAAAATAGGTGATATAAAAGACAAGAAGTTAAAAGCTGAAAATATCACACTGGCAGCAATATATAACATATTGTTCACCAATGACATAGTTTGTTCCTTAATTGTAGAAATGTTAAG